ATACTCGAGTTTCGGAGCTCTCATCGTAGCCATACCCGTCAGCGCCGATACAGTTTTACTGGTGATACCGTAGAACAAAGCTCTCTGAACGTAAGCCTTGTACTCGGAGTTACTTTGGCCCACCAGTCGAGGTAGGTATCTACGCCCAGCGGCCTTAACAGCTTCGGAGCCCTCGACCACTTCTCTGCAGGTTCTCCACCGATCCTGCATCGCATCATAACTCGGATGTTGTGCGTTGATACCCATTTACGCCCCCTGTATTTTGGTCATTTTGCCTGCTTTGGCACCGACCAAGATTCTATATCTAATTACGTCCCAAATATGGTCTTCAGCATTTGTCGATACATCTTCGATGTTCTTATCATCATTAGGTAGATTGGGCACAGTCCGTATGGTGTGGAAGCATGACCTAAATACGAAGAACCCAGGTCCCTCCATCGGTCTCTTTTTAGCTTGCGCCAACCTGGTACGAAATAACTGAACGCCTTGCACACGGGTACCTGGGTTCTTATTACTCCGGGTAAACGTCATATGATGAACGGCTAGGTCATCCGCTATGGACTTGTCCTTGTCCTTGGTGAATATACTATTATCCGCGGGGCCAGGTTGTGTACGACCTTTAAGACCCTCGTCCCTCTCCCGCTCGGAAGCCCGCTTACCCTGTTCATCGGCGGTGAGTTTCAAGCCCTCTAACCTTGAGTTGGCCAGGTATAACTCACAAATAACGAATATCGTGCCGGCCGGTACCCAGCACTCACGACCCCTAGCGTCAACAAAGTCAGAACCATCACTTTCAGCAAACCACAAGAACGCGGCGGGTGCACTCGAACCGTAGTCATACCCACGATCAATTCTCCAAGTATGAGGTATCTCAAAGTCATCGACAACATGGACTTTGCTTCTCCACAGGTCGCCAAACCCACCCACGCTCAAAGCTTCCCAGTCCCCAGATAACATGGCGTCAACCATCGCCGTATCACCAAGACCCTTTACACGTTCTGCATAGGCCGGGTCGTTTTCCAGGAGAATCTTGTTGTCACCGAGCTTGGCCGGTACATAGATTCTGGACATCGAGCCCTCGTCTTCGGGGGCCTTAAAAATGGTGTTCGACCCGTGATCCACGAAGTTACTCTTGAAATATAGGTGGCCAATATTTCCAGGGTTGGCGGTATAAAGTATCCTCGGAAACATGCCTTGCCACTGGGGCGGTATCTTCAAGCTTCCCAGACGCACACGAGACCGGATGAATCGTATCATCTGCGGAGAGAAGTGTGTACTCTCATCGATTATTAGAAAACCAATCTGTGCGCCCTGATGGGAGTATATATCACTCTCATACTGCGAGTGAGCCAATTGGATTCGAGAGCCATTATAGAAGGTGAAAGAGTAATCCGACTTGCTGAATACTACATCGCCGGCCTCAATCAGGTCCTTCAGCATCTCCAGGTAGCCACCAGGCGTATGGATATGATTAGCCAACACTTCTTTAAAGGTTCTACGAAACAGGTAGGTTATGAGTCCTGGTATCTCCACACTATACACGATGGACGCCACACGAGCGAGATAACTTTTACCTCCGCCCAACGCGCCACCGTACAGTATCTCATTGGCCTTCGTTACAAGGGCGGCCTTTTGTGGTGGATATAACTTAAACTCGGTCATCTCGTCTCCTCAGTATCTTAACTAAGTCACATAGTGGCTTGGTTAAGATACCGGGCCTCTGTGAGGAGGCCAGGTAGTTATGGTTACGACACCGACGCCGTGATGAGCGCAGCCGGGAAGTCGATGGTGAAGTCACCTCCGTTACCTGCAGTTTTCGGAGAGACCGCGTAATCCAAGAACGCCACCACTTTGTTGGCATCGGCGGTATCGTAGATCAAGATCACAGACACCGGCCCGATGGTTTCACCTACCGCAGTAGTGATCACTTTGTCAGGCAAGGTCATGGTGGTAGGGGTAAGGGACGCAGTGCCAAGCGGGACACCACCAACCGGGTAGTTGGTAGTAGCGGCTATCTCACCGGTGGTGGTATACGCGGCGGTAGCAACAGTCGGGAGTGCCCCGGTGCTGCCAGCAGTGCCGGAGGGGGCGTAGAAAGCTGCCTTATAGCGGTTGAGCGCCGTGCCGGAAATCTTGGCTATTGCGCCGTCACGGAAGGCGTTGGACAGGGAGTGAGCACCCAGGAACAGCATGAGCGGTGCACGGAGGGCCGCCAGGATCAGATTCAAAAACGTCTTCATGTTAACTCCTATTGGCTGCAGATTCCGGCCAAGGTAAAGGTTGCACCAAAAATGTCCCGCAGATCGAGCGGGTGGCCAAAAATGTCGCGGTGGTCATTGCTCGGTGCCCGTATCTGGTTTTCGGCCATGATGGTCGGGGCCGACAAAGTGAATCCAAGGTAAAACCCAGGAACTGCGCACATTGCACTACTGGAACCTGGGATGGTGACAACCGGGGGTGTAAGCGCCAGCCCAAGAGTAAAGGACGGGACCACGCAAATCGCTACCTGTCGCTGGACGCCGGACACCGTGGGTAGGTTTAACGCCGCGTTGAGGGCGAAGGCGGGTGCCGAGGCCACCACGCTTGCCGAGCCAGGAACGGTGATGGCAGGTGCCGATAGTTTAAAGGAGAGCCCAAAGGACGGCACCGTGCAAACTGCGATTTGGCGCTGGTGGGCGGTGACAGCCGGGGCTATCAGGTTCGCGTTGAACTGAAGGGCTGGTACGTCAGCCGTGCAGGAAATAGTAGCCTGGTACACCACCTCCACACTAGCCGATCCCATCTCCGTGGTCCCGTCCATAGCCTTGACGGTGATGGTATTGCTGCCGGGGTATAGGCCGCTGATCGGGAGGGACCAGGTGGCGCTGGTAGGGTAGGTGACGGTGCTAAAGGTCGCGCCCGATACACCCTCTATCGTCAACCCCGCCTGCATTGTTCCGGTAAGCACTGTTGCATTTGCAGCCGGAGTATCAATTGTAATAGGAAAACTAAATTCCAGCAGTCCTGTCGAATCTGTATAACTGACCGTAGCCCCGTTGCTATAGGTTAACAGCGTGTCGTAACTAGTTTCCCAATCTCCAATTATTTGACGTTCCGGTATCTCGGACGGTAACATCATATACTTTCGCAATAATGCGATAGTATCATCTTCCATTGCATCAAATTGTGGTTTAAAAGGCAAAAACTGGGATTCGAAATTTGATTCAGATAAAATTTTAGGCCAGTCGCCTGTAGGTTCTGGTATCCAAGGAAACGGTAAGTAATAGGAGTCTGCATCAAACTGGAAGTTACTTATGTTTTGTAATGATTTATCGGTGAAATATAGATTAGCCCTACCATACCCAAACTGTAAGTCACGCACCTTTCTCATACGGGCAGTAGTAGAGTTAGCATCAGGAACCGTGACCCCTATACCGCAGGTATCAAGCAGCTTGCCGGGCGTCATTGCTAACATCCACTTATAACGATTTTTAGCTACCTGCATATAGGTAGAAGGGTCTATAACATAATCACCAGTACGTGCAGAATCTTGGAAAGGTAGAGAGCATAACCCATAAGACTCAATAAACACCTCAGGATCATGATATTTAAGCCGATCAATAAACACTTTCATTTTTATGGAAATGTCAGAAGCTGTACCAGATGTAAAATCTATCTTAATATATTTCCACGGATAGCTCATTATATTATCAGCAACCGTTTCTATCTGTGAAAGGGTCAAATGATATATTGAACTCGCATAACCTATCCAAATACCAGGTAAATATCCTTTATCTTTAGCCCACTGAGCTATGTCTTTGCCTGTACCTAGATAGTTATCAAAGTAGTCGTATCCAGTATCTGAATATAAACCACCTTTTAATTTACCTAGTATAGATACAGGTTCGCCATCGGTGTACATAGCCCCCGCGTCAAAAAGAAATATCTTAACTATGCCACTATATTTATCTTCAATCTCTGTTTCTTCGTCAGCAAAACGATCAGTAAAATAACAATATTGGTGGCCGACAATGTCTACAGGCTCATTGGGCCAAACATCGTAAATGATGCCGAGATTACCGTTGGCGTAACTTACCTGTTGGCGATTTCGGATAGCCCATTTAGCGTACTCAATACACCCTCTGTAAGAGGGTAACATGACAAAAACGAACCCTCCGAGCTTACGGGGAAGTCTAGCTGAAACCTTACCAGCCTCAAACAGCGCTGCGAATTCATCCTCTGCTAGGCAGTAATTATCAGATGAAGTGTCATAGATAGTATTCTCTGTGGAAGCATCAAGATATTGGCATACGCTAAACTGAGAATTTCCGACTATGTTGTAACCTTGAGGGTGACCGCCACCATAGGGCATGATCCATTGCCCTGTATTGAAGCGCCAAGGTGACGCTTGGTTATAAGAATCAGAGAAGCATGAGAAATGAGTCTCACCGCCTACGGCAAGATTATTGCCACACTGCCGAATTGAAAAGCTGCTAACTGTAGACGAAACCAACTTGCTATACCATAGAGGCTTGCCCTCATAAAATCTTAAAACAACAGATTCGGTGGAGGTATCCGTGTTAACTACCGATA